TGGTCGTATTAGAAACTGAAGTTCAAAACGTTAACGTGAAAACTTTAACGCTTCGTCATTTCGCTGTGTCTCATGTCCCTGCATTCAAGTTTTGTTACGTCACTACAACTGACGTGTTTGAGGAAGTCGTTGTTCCTTTCAATCATTTTGGATACTGCGTCAGTACATTTGAAAACAGCCAAGAATCCTTTGGCTACCTATCTGTTGGCGATTACGAATTTCGTTTTGAATCTGATGAGCATGAAGTTCTATGCCGTTTTTTAGGCGTAGCACCTTCAAAAGCTACCAATCTGGAAGCTTAATCATGGATTCCATTTATTTCGATAACGAGCCCCAAATCGGAATCAATGTGTACTTTCCTTGGGGTCACCATTTCTTCAAAAACCAATCTGAATTCAACCAGTTCTTGCACATTCACTACGGCAACGATGCTTATCAACTGGTTGAAATTACAGACGAAAACTACAACGAATTGCTATTAAAGGGGGTCTTTCATGCAATTTAAAGATGAAACACGCCCAGTCAAAATTGACCATCTGGCTTTTACGTTCAATTACGGTGATTTGCGTCATCTTGATAAGTCGAATGACCAAGATTTCATTAACTTACAGTTGCCAGAGTTTCGTCAACCGAGTTCGTTCACGCCAGCTGCGATTGAAAGCGCTATGGAGCGACATAAAGACAAAGTTCGTAAAGTTCTCTCACATCGTTTTGATGAATTCATGTCGAAAATCTTCGGTTTCCGCTTGTCACCGATGCGTGGCCGTGGATTGCATGGCTACCAAGATTCGATGGTGATTTTAGACAACACGGGCTCTGTTGAATGTGGCTTGGTTGGTATTGGTGGCAACAATGACACGGTATTCGTGCAAATCAATGGTACTGGTTGCACCAAGCTTTTTGATTACACAACGCATAAGAAAATCCATTTCTGGTTAGCTACGGTTCTCGGTGTTACTCGCCTAGCCCGCCTTGATTTGGCGGTCGATGATTACACAGGCGTTTTCGACAGTGGCTACGCAGAAATGTGTTTTTACAACGGTGCATTTCGTACCGCTGACCGTGGCCGTGGTCCATCGATGGTACCGCATAGACGTATCACGGAATCGGGTGAACTGATGGAAGAAGCCACGATTGTTGGCTCTCGTTCTTCAACCGTTTACTGGCGTATCTACAACAAAAAGCTCGAACAGAAAATCACTGACCCTGATGTTGTCTGGTATCGCAATGAAGTGGAACTGAAGAAGTGCGATGTAGATATGCTCGCCTCGCCTGCTTCGGCTTTCGCTGGCCTATGCGATTTTGCCGCCAGTATTGAACCCGCTGAGCCGGTTAAGTTTTCCAAAAACAAAAAAGCACAAGGTTTGGAGTTTTTCTCTCGTATCGCTTGGACTCGTCGCCAATGCGGTAAGGCGTTATCTGAAGTGATTGCGATGACTGAAGGTGACTTAGGCGAAGCATTCGGAATGCTCATCCCTGAAAAATATCGACGTACCAATTTTAACGAGCTTGGCGTTCCTGACGCTTACGCTCACCTCAAATCCTTAACTTTGGAGAGTCAAGGCTATGCCAACGATTACAGCAGTAGTTATTAAGAAGTTCCCGAAATCGGGTATGGAGTTCGCGGAGCTTTCCGTTCTTCGCGCCGTTGAAGAAGTAGACGTTGAGAAGTTTCAACAGCGTGGTATCGGTTTAAACACTGATATCCCTTTTAACAAACAACCGATTCGCATCAATCTGGATTACGCGAACCAGTTAATTACCACCAAAGCGTTTGTGCCTAATCGTGAATATGAGCTTCGTTTTGATGTGAACATTGATGACCCCCTTGATATTCAAGTTAAGGAGTTGATCCCGCTTGATGATGAAATCAAAAAGCACTTTCAAGCGAGCCTTAAATAGTCATGACGCTCTCAGTCTGCGCTGAAATCCTCACTGACGGAACGATTAAAGCTTACCCCTACGAACCGTTAGCTAACTGCACGTTCGTGGTGGTCAGTAACGACGACTATCAGGTGATGAGTTCAGATGCACGATTGGAGTTTGATATTGATGCAGCATTTTTCACGGAAATCACTGGGTATTTGCTGCTCTCTTTTGTGTCTGGGCATGTGCTCGGGCGAATCGTTAAAGGGCTCGGTAGAGCCTAACCTCACTATCTAATTGGAGATATTCCTATGCTTAAAAATCTAGGTCGTAAAGTAGCTGTTGCAGCTACTGCTGTTGTGGCTTCTGGTGCGACGTTCGCTGCTGATCATTCGGCTGCTATCAATACGGCGGTGACGGATGGACAAAGTAACTACACGCTTGTTGTGGTTGGTCTGATTGGTATGGCTGCTATTGGTTTCGGTCTGAAAATGATGACTGGGTCAATGCGCTCGTAATCATGCAAGAGACGTTGACCGCCACACTAACCCTAATCTTTGCCCTTGCACATTTTGGTGCGTTTGTGGGCGGATTCAAGTCAGCTATCAACGCCTCTTAATGAGGCGTTTTTTCTTTCAAGGTTTAATTATGAGTATTAAACAAAGCATTCTGACACTTTGCCTTTTCTTTGGTGTTTCGTTTAGTGCTTTTTCTGGCATTTATAAGATTACTTCAGGCGGTAGCAACTCACATCTTGTTGAGCACTGTCTGGGTTATTCTATTGGCGATTCATTTGACTCTTCTTCAATGCCTAGTGTAGAGGGTAAAACTTTTTACAGTTCTCCTTATTCATTTGAATGTAAATCTAGCTCTTTTAATGGTAGTTCTCTTCATGTAAGTGTTGAGCGTGATGATAGGAGGCAATTTAGCGGTAGGGTTTATCTTTCTTCGTCAGGTTCTTGTCCTGATGGTCAAAAAGTCAATCCACAAACAGGCAAGTGTGAGGATGCCCCTCCCTTTTGTAGTCGTCCTGACACTATCCAAAAGATGAATGATTTTGCTAGTTCTTGTGCAACTCAGGGGGATGGTTATCAGTCTAATATTATCTGTCGTGATGAGGATGAGTATTTGGAAATGAATTGTGATGCTCCACCTCCTCCACCTGATGAGTGCACGCCCGATTCTCCCGACTGGCCAAATTGCAAGCCTCCTACAGAATGCACTCCTGACTCTCCCGACTATCCAGCATGTTGTGATGAGTCAAACAACTATTGTGATAATCCTCCGCCTGAGGAATGCACGATCTTTTCTCCGAACTGGCCAGAATGTTCTGGTGATACTGATATAGACCCTGATACGGGTGATGGTTTGGGAGACCCTGATAAACCTGATGGCGGTGGTACTGGTGACCCTGACCCAGATAAACCAGAGCCTGACGTTGAAAATAATACTGAGGTTCTAGGTGCTATCTCTGATTTAAACCAAGATTTAAATAAGCAGCTTACGGGGATTAATAACGATTTAAATAAAAACCACGCCGAATCGAAATCCGCTCTCGATGCTCTCAAGGCTTCAGTAGATTTGAACACGGATACGATTGTTGACGGTGCAAACCATCTTCAAGGTTCTATTGAGGGACAAACAAAGACACTTTCTGACATTGGCAATAAAACCAATGGCTTATTAACTTCTGCTAATCACTTATTAAACTCAGGTTTCTCAAATCTGTCTGGTGATTTGGATTCTTTAAAAAACAGTAACAAAGAGGGTTTTGACTCTGTTGTTGATGCAATAGATGGTTTAAAGAAAATCAATGTTGATGAGTATAAGGGAGCGCCCAGTGTTCTCTATACGTCTGCAGAATACAACGCAATGCTTGGTGAAGTGAGTCAGCTAAAAGAGGAATACAAATCTGTTCTCAATGACTTTAAGCGCTACTTCAATTTTAACTCTGGCGTCAATTCTGGTGACTTTAACGCCCACAACTTACCACTAAATTGGCGAGGAAATCCCATTAACCAACAAAACCAAGTAATGACAACTCTTAGGGACAATTCGGGGATTGTCGGTGCAGTAGTCATCTTCTTTTTTGGAATGCTCGGTATTAAAACGCTAACGGGGGCTTTGTAATGTTTGAATTCTTTCAGCATATTTCAAATCTTGGTGGGGAAATACTGTCCTACTTTGACAATATTCCTGTCTTCTTTCAGGACTTACGTGTTTGGTGGGAGGTGCAATGGATAAAAATCAAACTGGCCTTTGCCGTCGAGTTTCTCAAAATGTCTTATTTGGTGGCCACTGCATTACTTGATGAGATTGGATTCAGTACTTTATTTAGTGAGCTATTCAATGCTCTGCCCTCTGAGCTTAGATATTGGGGTACGCTTTTCCGCGTTCCTGAGGGAGTGGCGCTTTATGTTAACTGCGCGACGACTGCTCTAGTCCTTAGAATGTCGAGGTGATGCAATGATCACAATTAGAACGGGTGGTAATGGTTCTTACAAGTCTGCCTATACTGCGTGGTTTGTGATACTCCCTGCCCTTAAAGCTGGTCGAGTGGTTGTCACCAACTTTGAAGGTATGCAGCCTCTTCATGTTATCGAAGAAAGATTGAACATCAAGTTTCCATCTTCCGCCAAGTTGATACGTATCTTTTCGCGCTCTCAAGTTGGTGTTGAGTTGTGGCAGCATTTCTTCTGTTGGTGTCCTCTCAATGCCTTAGTAGTTATTGATGAGTGTCAGGATATCTTTTCCAAGCGGATTGGATTTGATGATAAGAAAGTAAAGTATCGCCCTCTCTCTGATTTCTTAGAACACCTACCGGATTGGTACGAGGATTTCTTTAACTCGCGCCATGTACCTGTGGATATGACTAAACTGGAAGAATCGGAAATAGACGACTTAGGCCGAGCCGAGTATGACGAATCGGGTCGGATCATCTATCCAATGACGTATAACGAAGGCTTCATGCGTCATAGAAAATACAACTGGGATATCGAGTTGCTATCACCTAGTTGGAAACAGATTGATGACGCAATCAAGGAATGTGCAGAGCAAGCTTTCTATCACAAGAATCGAGATAAGCTATTCCTGTATAAGCGCAAGCCTTATATCTACCAACATCCGAAAAATGTTTCTACGCCTGTTATTCCTAACAAAAAAGACCCAGGTCTTTTTACCGAGAAAATCCCTCTTGAAGCGCACTTGCTCTACAAGTCTACGGGAACGGGCGACGTGACCAAATCAGGCGGTTTGAATGTCTTATTCAGGTCACCAAAAATGATTCTAACCCTCCTACTTATGATTATTTGTCCGGTGTATGTTGTTTATGGCCTTGTGGATTTACTTACTGAAAATGAAAGTGAGGTTTCAGCAACTGAACCTCAAGCGGGTGTTGATAGCCAAACTGTTCAATCTGTTCAGGCTGTCGGCACTAACCAAGTTAGCCAAGGTGGTGCTGTATTATCTGGCGGTGGGGATCCTAATCCGCATAGCCAGCAAGTTCGCTCTGGCTTTGTTCCTGTAACGGATGTGCTCTACTTCGAAGGTCTAGAACGCGCCTATCTCTCTGGTTTTCATCGCACGATTTATACATCACAACGTAACGGAATACCTATTCGTAGCAATCGGTTTGACGTGGTAATAAATGCTTATACCAAAGATGGCCTCTACTCCATCAATGACCGATACCTCAAAGCGGTTGATGTGACTTTTGAAATGATTGATGAGTGTCTAATGGTTCTCAAGCAAGGTGAATTGAAAAGCCTCATTACCTGTGAGCCAAACAATCAATATGAGCAATCTCAAGATGATACGGACTTTGCAGGCATTGGCCGTAAACGAGCAGATGCGATGTCCGAGAACTCTTTTATTATGTGACGGGGTAACTATGCATGCAACGTATAGACGTTTTGCAAGGGATAAGCGTTGGATTCTTCATCGCGGCTCTGATTTCAGCGATTGGTATTACTTTGTTCGGAGTATGGTTAATGGATAACTTTTCTGTAGTTGGCCTCTCATGGTTCATTGCACTCAATGAACTGATTGATGTGCTATTCATTTTTGCGCTAGGTGTCGTTCTTGGTTGGTTCTTGACGACTTCACGTAGGAGTTCGTCATGATTTCACAAGCGAAAGGAAAGCTTGGTGAAAGGATGCTGGTTCGTGTTATGTACAACTCACCAATTGGAGCTTTTTCACGAATTGGTCCCCTGACCTTTTCAGAACTGCAGGACTTTCGGTCACATCATGCCCTTATGATTAAGGCGTTAAGACTGCACGTCTTGCGTTATTAGGACTGCCCCGCAGGGATAAGGAGTTGCGGAGCGACGACGAGGCACCGAGCCACTCTCAATAGGTTATCCTTGGCACTTGCTTAAACTGGCGAGTGTTTCTATCTGCCAATGCTAAAATTGGTAAACCCTCCCCCTCATACTGCCAGAACATCTCTTGCAGAGCCTCACAATACCAGTGGGGCTTTTTGCTGCTGCAACCCACCTATCTACCAATATCAAATCAATCGAGTGTCGAGATTGATTTCATCTTTGGCGGTTGCCCGACAATAAGCGACGACGACGAAGACTGAGGAGAAGGAGCGCAGCGGAGGGAAACCCCCGTTCTGTATCACGGGGGTAAATTCCACCATGCTTCAACGGATTGATGAAATCGTGATTAGACTCTAATAAGAAATTAAACATCTATGCAATTAATTTATCTTATTGAAACTATTCTGCTTATCTATTGAGGTGGGTGAGAGGAAACGGCACAATGTGCTGATAAAAGAAGGCAGATAGCTGTATAACAAAGGTGAGATTAAGGGTTAAAGTTATGGAAAAAAAACAAATAAGAAAACTGGTATCTGAAAAAGATTACTCAGCATTAATAGTATGGTTGGAACAAGAATATAGCTTAAATTCAAACAATGCTTCTTTATGTGAAAATATTTCACTCCAATTAATAGAATTGCTGAAGTTTGAAGCAGCTCTGGAAAGTAATAGCTTTGAAATCAAGGCTAGAGAGGAGTTTAGAGTTATAAAAAATGAGATAGAATTATTATTGAAAAGGTCTAATGAAAAAATAAAAGACATCGAAAATTTTATCATATCATTAAAAAGTATTACTCATGGTCATTCTTTTCTTAGCCGAACAGATATTTTTACAAAAGAAAGATCCAAAGACCCAATTAACTTTATTCATGACAAAGATATGAACGAGAACCTAACCCTATCTGACTTAGAGCATTTTGCTGAAGTAATTGATTCTCTACTTATAGCAGATTTTTGCCCTGTAAATGAAGATGAATTTAAAAATATTTATTGGAGTAATGTATCAATAAGAGTTAAGAAAGATAAGGTGTTTGAATTATATAGCCTACTCAAAAGTATAAAAAAGGTTAAAAATCATACAATTGAAACTATAGAGTTAATTAAACAAGCAGTTGAATTATACGATACTTTACCACGCGACCGTCAATTATTAATGAAAGATTATGAATATAAACTTGTGGGAGATCTTGAGTCAATATACGTAGAGTGCAATTAATATAACAAACTGTTTAAGAGTGATTCGCAACGCGTGGCATTTTTACTATGCGTCGCTTTTGGTGTTTAATGGGGTATGCAGAGGCATTGGTATTGCGTTGCTCACCCCTTAACAGGCGTTATGCTTTTAAGAGGAAAATATGAACGAAAGAAGTACTGGTGAATTAATTTTAACCTTAAATGAGGATTTTGAGCGCTGTTATACCAACGTCTTAAAAGATATTGATGAAGGTGAAAAGCAAGAAGATGGTTCTACTATCGCTGATCACGATTTTAACGCTCGCCAACTTGTTAGGGCTGGCTTCGCATACATCGAAGGAGTCAGCTTTTCTCTAAAAGTTGCTGCAATTGATGATGCAATTGAAAATGGTATTGAACTATCTCAAGCTGAAATCGACTTTGCGTTTGAAGTTTCTCACCAGTTAAACGATAAGGGTAATGTTGTTGAAGTTAGTGCGCACATCAACTTAACGAGAAATATCAAATTTGCGTTTAATTTATATTCTAAAGCTCATCGGCTAGACAAGTCATTTGATGCGGGGCTTACTTGGTGGAGTGACTTGAGGAAGGCAATCAAAGTTCGAGACAGATTGATGCATCCTCGCAACCCAGAAGATCTCGATATAGAACCAAGTGAAGTAATCACAGTTGTTTCTGCTGTGAGGGGCTTCGAATCTTTGCTAGCCGAATATATTAGGGTAAAAGCATAACAAAGCATTTTAGAGTGATTCGTAACGCTTCGCAGTTTCGCTTCGCTCAAGTATATCCAAGCGTCGCTCACACCTTAATGCGGCGTTATATGCTCATATTGCTAAATTAAAGGTGCAATATGATGCTATTATGCGAGTTATCTAATTGATCTATATGTTTAATTATGTAACTGTTTCTATTTATAGTTAAAAGGAGAAAATATAATGGGATTGTTTGATAGTTTCTTTGGCGGTCGAGCGAATTCAAGTCAATCGAAAGGGGCGATTGAAGGAGGTCGCAATAAAAATGATGGAGGGCATGATCATCGAACTAACAGAGGGAACGATCGTACTCCGGCTCAAAGAGCTGGTGATGCTAGTCGTCGCAAAGACTAGTTGCTTCTCAGGAATGCGTATAACAAACGCTTCAAGACGGGTTCGCAACGCGTGGCATCTGACCACGCGTTTTTCATTTCTATTGCTTGATCCAATGTTTCCTTAGACGTAGCCTATGTGCGCTAGGTTTTATATGTCAAGGATATGAAATGGCCAAGTTTTTAAACACAAGTGCTACAAACTACTACCTCGAAGAGCTAATCAAAAACGCCTCTGAAAGACTGATTCTTATCAGCCCTTTTCTCAAGCTTAATGATCGTATTCGAGAATTACTAGAAGACAAAGACCGCTTAAAAATCGACATTAGAATTGTCTATGGTAAGAGCGAGCTTCAACCCGATGAGATTAACTGGCTTAAAGGCCTTTCCTTTGTTCGTACGAGCTTTTGTAAGAACCTTCATGCTAAGTGTTACATGAACGAAAACTCATGCATTATTACAAGCTTGAATCTTTATGAATTCAGTCAGGTAAACAACAATGAGATGGGTATCTTCATTGACCGTGATGAAGATGCAGAGATTTACAAAGACTCTTACGAAGAAGCACAACGCATCATCCGTATAAGTGATGAGGTGAGAATATCTTTAGAGAAGGTGCAAGCTGAATCAGCCCTTTCCGAAAGTAGTGAGCCAGTTGCTAACGTACAAGATCAAACGAAGATCACCTCTTCTAAGTTAGCGAAAAAGCACAACCTCAAAACGGACGATTTCCTTAAACTGTGTGTTACTAAGGGATACCTATCTTTTGATGATGGCAAGCATTCGTTAACAGATGAGGGTAAGTCTTTTGGTGGCGAGTTCAAATATAGTAAGCGCTTCGGGCCCTACTTCATTTGGCCTGAGTCACTAGAGGTCGTATAGATTCAAATAAGGCTCCACTCGGAGCCTTTTTGTTACACCATGTCCCTCAACACTCTCGCATACTTAAGAATCTGATGAGCTACTTTAAGATCATTTGAGGCTCCAAGTTCAAGTAATGCTACCCCAATCAAAACTTGCTGAGCAGTAACTAGCTGTCCAGTTGGAAGCTCCAATCGATCATGCCTCATAATGAAATTCTCCCAATCGGCACAAGTGCTGAGTTCCCTGCCCTTATTCATGCGCATTAACCGACGGCACTCAGGTGGAATGGATTTTCCCTTATCCCATTCTTTGATTGTCCTCACAGTTTTTAAACAAAGTTCAGCAGCTTCTTCGACGGTTAAACCACATTCAAACTCACGAAAAATATAGTTTTTTGTCATTTCGTGATACTTCATTGAATTGTCCCTCAAAAGAGGAACATATTATAGAAATTGAATATGCAACAGCATTAAACATAAGCGCCCATAATGCGCACTGTAATGGTGATTCTTGTGGGCTTGTTAACACTACGGCTAATCCAGTGCAAGCCAT